GACAGAAATATATAATGATAACCTGCCTGTCGAGTGTGGTAAATCAGAACCCTTGCTTGCTCTGTCGATGCAAGACTACGGCGAGCAATTAACTGCAACATGGGTAGATTCTCGAGTTGGTCGTTATGTCGTTATGGTATCTCCCGAAACTAACGAAATGACACTATTCCTTTTAATAAAGGAAACATCGTATGCATGTATCATTAGCATCGGTGTCGACTACAAAACGAACTCTAGTCAACTAAAAGACATGTTGTAGTACTAAAGTATTATACTGTTGTATTTTTACCACGGGACTGCAAAGTCCCGTTTTTTATGGTATAATAGCTTCATGTTACAAATTCTCCTGTTCATTGTCATAGTATTCATTCTGATCCCGGTAATACTAAAGGTTACATTTTTTCTGTGGTTATCCTACGAAGTGTTGTTTACAAGCATCATTAATACCCTTACACTTGCGTAGGGTATTGTTTTCGTGTTATAATAACTCATACATTAAGAAAAAGGAGTTGAAAATGTCTAAGTTAACTGAATACACAATTGAAATCTACAAAGCAGACAAGCGTATCAAACGTGATGAGCGCTACGGCAAAAACAAGGCAGGCTTGCGTTTTATTAAAGTGATGGACTATGCCCCCAGCACCAAAGACTACATTGAGTGTCTTGCAGAAGACTTTCGTAGAGATGGCGTAGTAGCCAACGTGTTTGAAACCTTTGTGACCAAACAAAACTTAATGGGTGGCATAGAGTTTCAAGAGCGTTATGACACGCCCTACTACTGTAGCCCAAGCTCAGAAACTTACTGGAGAATGTAATACGCAAGTATTACAAACTTTTGGTTGACCCATATTTCCCATTTTAGATTAATACTCGATAATACACATGAGCAAACAAATCTTTATCATCTACGACAAGAAAACACATGAGGTCTTGAAAACCAAGACCAACTCTGGCATCAGTGTGCAATACTACGGTATGGGTGCTGCTCGGGGAGCGTTGACTCGCTTATGTAAGAAGAGCGGTATATTTCCTAATGATCCTTCATACCCTCTGTACCAATACGCTATTGCAGATCGTGACTACTACACAAAGATGAGTGGAAAAACTATATGAGCACTTTAACCGAATACTTTGCTAAGAAGGCTATCACCGAGAAGTACTCTATCGGGGATCGTGTTGCTGGAAAATTTGGTAAGATCCCTTTCATGGGAACCGTTGGTAACTGTAGTAGCATGAATGCCGAGGGTGTGTCGGTTGCTATTGTGCATCTTGATTTGCCAATGGTTATCAATGACACGACTAGTCATTTCATTAGCGTGTTGAGCAGGACCTTGCGCCCTTTGAAAGAATTGAAATTATGAATCGCAAATTTACAGCCGAGTTTGAAGATTATGAATGTGACAATGATCGCCGCTCATACTGGACGGTCATAGAATGGGATGAGGGAGATAATATGGGTAATCGTTCAGGGCGGCAATTTCAACCCGCAACTATATACACTGAAGAAAGTGCCAGGCAAGTTGCAGATAGTATGCAGGCTGCGTGGGAGCGCGAGCAGTACCTAAATCAAGAAAGTGAGTTTGACTACCGTGGCTAATATTCACTTCCTACGCAAAATCGCCGCAGATGAGTTGATGGACACTATGTTCTTTGCAACTGGCCAGCGGGCGACTAAAGTTAAGTCTCGCTCGCATTGGGACTTGAGCAACGAGTACTTCAAAGTTAAGATCGTTACCAATAGAAACATCACGGTCAATGGTGCTAAGTGTAAAACCATCCACGATGCGAAGTGGGAATTACAGGATTTGATATCATAACATGGCAATGAAATTTAGAAATTGGGTTCAAGAAAAGTACTACGAGAACCAAGAGGAACTATTAGGGTGGTCTGAGATTATCCCATCTGACCATACACTGTCAAAGTACTTTAACGCATATCGTTGGTGGTTAAAACGCGAATACCGCTTTTACCTAAATGGTAAATTGAACAAAGACTGATATATGGCTATACTAAACATACTTGATGAACTAGCATCTGACGCGAGTCGTAACTTTAAGATCGCTACTCTTGAGAAGTATAAGAACAACGACACACTTCAAACGGTTATCTTTCTTGCTCTAGATCCGTTCACACAGTTCTATATTCGCAAGATCCCAAAGTACATAGGAGGTATCCATACTATCACTTTCGTAAACGCATGTAAACAGTTGAAGAAATTGTCCTCTCGTGAGTACACGGGTAATGCTGCAATTGACATGTTAGCATCGATGTTGGAAAGTCTACCCCAAGATGATGCAAGGGTAATTGAGAGGATTATCCAGAAAGACCTAAAGTGTGGAGTTGCGGCTTCTACGGTCAATAAGGTATGGCCTGGTATGATTCACGAGTATCCATGTATGCTCTGTACCGCATACGATGAAAAGGTTATAAGTAAGTTTGAGTTTCCTGCGATGGTGCAACTTAAGATGGATGGTATGCGCTTTAATGCTATTGTTAAAGATGGTGCTGTAGAGTTCCGCAGTCGCAACGGCAAAGAGATTAACCTATTGGGTAACTTATCCCAAGAGTTTATTACACTTTCCGAGGGAAATGACTTAGTCTTTGATGGTGAGTTGGTATTGTTGTCTGAGGATGGTTCATACATGGATCGTCAGACGGGTAATGGTATTCTTAACAAGGCAGTCAAAGGAACAATATCAGCAGATGAAGCGATGCTAGTTTCTGCAACACTTTGGGATGTTATACCATATGAAGAATTTAAAAATGGCGTTTGTACATTTCCGTACGAAGATAGGTTTGCTCGTATTAAGATCTCTCGTTTTTCGGCTGGAAAGTTGCGCATCGTCACTAACACATATGTCGAATCGCTTGATCAAGCACGAAGCATCTTTAACGCTTACCTTGCTGAAGGTGAAGAGGGAATTATCCTCAAATCAATGACTGGTATCTGGGAAGATAAGCGTACCAAGTCTCAGATTAAATTTAAAGCGGAGTTAGATTGTGATCTTAAAATCGTTGATGTGCAAGAAGGTACTGGCAAGTACTCAGGAATGCTTGGAGCAGTTATCGCTGAATCTGCAGACGGACTCCTTAAAGTCTCTATCGGTTCTGGTTTTTCTGACGCTATGCGAACTGAGTTTTGGTCTGATCGCGATATTTTACTTGCTAAAATTGTCGCAGTGAAGTATAATGCTAGAATAAGTAATAAACAAGGCGAGGAGTCGTTGTTCTTACCTATCTTCCTAGAGATTCGTGAGGACAAGACTTCTGCAGACATGACAAAGGATATTAAATGATAGATGCATTTGAACTAGATAACGAACTAACACAAACACAGAAACAAGACTTGCGTATAGTATTGTCACTAAACACACCAGAAGAAATTCAAGACTGGATTGATCATGTCGGTTGGGGTGACTTTGAATATGGTATGTCTCTTATTGAAGTTGCTGCGCTAAAGCAGTTAGAGAAAGATACTGCCTATGATGATTGTATCGACGCAAAGATTGCATTGTCGAGATGCTTGGATATATAAAAGTATACGACAACGTATTAGATAATATAGATTGTAACAAGTTGATAAAGGGTTACGAGGAAAATCTGCATAAGGCAAGGATGATCGACTCTCCTGGAGACAAATACTATTTCATGAAGTGTTCAGATAATCTAAGATGGGATTCGTACTCAAATAAGGTTGTTGAACTTATGCAGTTGTTGTATAAACAATATCGGCAAGACACTGGTATGAAGATCAACCGTCAGGTTCCAGACAAATATGTATTGGAAGATCATTACATGGAAAAATATAACCCCGACCACGATTTTCGTAAACGAATACACTCCGACTCCCAAGACTCATTCACATCCCATCGATTTTTGTCCATGACAATATACCTGAATTCAGTTAGTCCGGGTGGTGAAACAGACTTCACACCAAATATAAAATTTAAGATGAACCCTCAACAAGGGTCGGTTATAATATTCCCTTCTTATTGGGGATACTACCATAAAGAAAATCATTGCTCTGGCCAAACACCTAAGTACACCCTCAACACACATTTAAAATATTTGTAGGAAATTCATATGTCATCTGACGCCGCACCAATCCCAGACTTACCTAGTCCATACGAGTTTAAAAAAATTAGAGTTAACAAGATGCTCAATGCACTTTATAACAATGATCAAAAAGAAATTTCTAAGTGGTGGGTTACTTCTAACAAACAACTTGACTTGATGAAACCCGTTGATGTTTTTGAAATTAATCAAGATAAAGTTGTCAATGTCGTACATGCAGAAATTAAGAGAAGAAACTAATGAACGCATTAGCACAATGGATATTGATTTTTAATATCAATGTCGCGGAAGTACCATCCGCAGCATACCTAAACTCTCCAGTCGTTATGGACAGTTTTCCTTCTCAGGAGCGATGCGAAACTGCACTACAACAACTCTCTAGAACCTTTGAAGGTACTTCGAGCAAGGGTTATTGTGTAGGCGAATCCCGATAACCCCTATATAAATATTTACCTAAACATTAACGGAGATTATACCATGTTTACATTTATTAAAAACCTATTTAAGAGCAAACCCCTAGAAGAAGTTCTAGATTCTGAACCTGTGCGCATTGCCCCTACACTGGAACTAGTTGCACCAGTTGTTGAAGAAGATACTCCTGCTGCATTAATCCCTCAACCGGCATGGCCATTTCCCACTGAGGAAAAACCTGTTGCCACGCAAGAAGTGAAGAAAACACTTCCGAAGAAAAATAATAACTATAAGAAGAAGAACTCCGCTGTAAAGAAACCAACACCTGTCCAGAAACCTACTAATATACCAGCACCAACTGATCCACTTGCTCCTAATGCTCCACAGAAACGCACTAAGAAGCAAGCAGTTCGTCCAAAGAAAAAGTAATTTTTGTAATTTAGATTGAGAGAAACTATAATATGTTTATGTTTGATATTGAAACCCTCGGAGTAGAATCTACTACGGTAATTCTGTCTGCGGGTATCATTTACTTTGACCCAGAAAAAGATGCCGACATCAGTTATAAAGAACTAGTTGAACGCGGGCTGTTCGTTAAACTGGATGCTAAAGACCAACTAAAGCGCCTGGATCGCACCATCACTAAATCCACCTTGGATTGGTGGGCAAAGCAGGGCGAGTACCAACGCAGTCAGAGTTTCGACACTAAACCAGACGATATCAAGGTAGAAGAAGGCATTGCTGCGATCAAGAAGTACATTAACAAGTATGCTCAAGGTAAGTTGAACAACGAGACCATGTGGGCGAGAGGGTCTTTGGACCAGATGGCGATCGACAGCCTAACAAATAAGTGCGGCGTGGAACCGATTATCAACTTTGCTCGCTGGCGTGATATGCGCACTGCAATTGATATGCTCACGGGTAGTACTAATGGTTACTGTAAAGTTGCCAATTTAGACATGAACTCAGTACTAAAGCACCATCCTGTAGACGATTGCGCCCTTGACATCCTAATGTTGTTGCGTGGTATGCCAGAACCGGAGCAATAAAACCGATTGTAAGGAGATTACCCAGCCTGGGTGATACTAACATGTCCCTAAGAGGTTTAAACTCCTTAAATCGCTCCTGTTGTATTTAAACAACGATTAATAACCCTACCATTGCGTAGGGTATTTTTTTGTGTTATACTGAACTCTGTTTAGTTAATAAGGAGTTTTTCAAATGTCTTCCCCTTTCATAG